GGTTGAATGTTTCTTGCGATATGGCCTCGGCTTCGAGAAGCCTCTTGAGGTAGGCTACGCGTTCGTTATACCGTTCTGTCTCTGTCATAACGGAGCGGGTTATAGCCGCTCCTTCCCGCATAATCTTTTCGCGCTCGGCTTCGGCTTTGGCGAGTACGGCTTGTTCTTTGGCAAAATTCCTGGCGGCGGCTTGAGCCTCTTGCAAAGCCCGTTTATAGATTCGGCTGTCGCCCAACAGCCGGACGACAATCCGTTCAACTTCGGTCTCCGTCGCCACCCTGTTTCCTCCCGATTAGACCGACAGCGGCAAGCCATTTTGCCTTTGACCAGGCCGCCGCTTGCTCACGCGTTATGGGCTTCTGGGGTTCCACAACAATGTCGGAGCCATATTTGGTAAAGGCGCCGGCATAGGCGAACGGATTGTTTCTGAGTCCGTATATAAAAGGGGCTTGGACTTCGAGCCAAGCCAACCAGGTCAGATACTGTCTATGCGTTGTTCGCTCCATAACTTCCTGGAGCGGCATACCGAGGTGAAAAGCTAGCCAGAGCCAACCGTTGTATCTTCTTGCTCGTTCGCGGTAGGGTTTTCCTTTTTGTTTTGTGGCTCCTCCAAGTCCAAGTCGCTTATTTCTTTGGCCTTTTCATAAAGAGCTTTAACGACCCGCGCCGGCCATTTGCGGACTTGGTTAACGGAAACTGGGTTGCCCTTTTCGTCAAAGAGGCAAAGCGAGACAAGAAGCGGCTCGACGTCCGCCAGATTGCGGACGCTTACGGCTTTGCCTTCTGGAGTCAGCTGCGCGCACGCCAAAACGGCATTGCGGTAGCGGCAAGCCGCGTCCCCGGAAGCCTCCCGCAGTACATAATTCTTGCCCTGAATGCGAACCGGGATTTCAATCGGCGTAAGGTCGTCAAAGTTCAGTTCGGTTGTCATTTTGCTCCTCCTCTAATGCTTGGCGGGGAATAGGCAAAGACTAAGTACCCGGAACCGTCGTAAAGACGGGCCCGGCCTCAACGTTGTTAACCGGGTCCCAGTTGGTCGGGACGATCGTTATGTTTGCGGTCGGCTCGTCTTCAGACATTTCCTGCGGGTCAAACGACCGCAAGTAGCCGTAGAAGGAAAGCGTTGAGCCGTCCGGGAAGTGAACCGTAATAGCCCCGTTGACGTTGATCAAATTCAAAATTTGCTGAAAAACGCTTTCGTCGTATGTCACAGTCGCGTTCACTTCCCCAAGCTCAACAAGCGCGCGGGGCGCCTTGGTCCGATAGGTCGTTCGATGCATATTGGTCGTGTCAATAGGGTCGCCCCCGTCAAAGGAAGGCGGTTTAACGGTTTTCTCCCAGAACGACACGTCCGGGTCGGCGGCAAAAGCGATTTTGGTCGGGAAGCCCGTCTTATAAGCAATACCGACGGGAGTTTGACGTTGCGTCTGGGTCGGGTCAGCCATGTAATGCCCTCCTTATGCTAGACCGGTAAGTTAAGACAGCCTTCTCAGCACAACCAAAGCGTTGATGGTGAAGAGCCTCCTTTTTGTCTCTGGAGACTCTTCGCCTATCGGTAGCACTTGGGTTGTCCTCGATATAGTATAGACCAGGTACTGGTTCGAATCAATTTGGACTGTCCTAAAGTAAACGTTTTGGTCTAAGGCGTCCGCTATGCTGGTAGCCTTTTGGTAACCGGTTTTATGGTCCGCGCTTCTCACGCGGATTTGGATTCCGTAATGCTCGACCACCACGCCTGTCGGCATTAGCCGGCCGTATACTCTACCGGCCGTGTCGAATATGGTCACGCAGTTGTCCGGTTTATCTGGCTCTTGGGTCGCGTAAACAGGCCATGCTTGGCCGGTACCAGCTTCAGTAGCCAAGCCTAGATCAATCAAAAGCTTTCGGACTATATCCGAAGGAGAATGGGCTAGAGCCGTGGCCACAGCTTACTCCCGCTCCCCTAAATCTGTTCTGTCTGTCTTCCCGTTAGCCTCTAAATCATCAGTCTCAATCGCCGCTGCGTTTGGTCTAAGCGAGTGGCTAATTGGCGCAACAGATTGGCTGTGTCTGGAGCTAGCCGTGTCAGCTCTGTCTTTGCTTTATTTTGAATTGCCTGATCAATCTGTTCCGCCAGCGCACGAGCCTGCTTAATGAGTTCAGCCGTTTCGGTCATCGGCTACGTCTCCGCTTTCTCTTTGTCTTTTTTCTTTTTGTCTTTTTCCTTCTGTCTAGCTCCGCTTGTCTGATCCTTTCTGATGCCTCGTAGGCCCTTCTCGCGACCTCTTCTAAATCATCCTTATGAGCTATGAAGGCGCTGTTTTTAAGGGCGCCGGTATCCACCGGAGTTTTCTTTTGTGCTTCCCTCTGCAGCCGCAAGGCGGCCAAGTCCAAAGCCTCCTGTATACCGGCGCCCTTTTCGACAGCGGTTACAACTATTTTAGCAAGCGTTCGGCGCAGCTCCCTAGCCGGTTCCTCTAAAAATTTCGCTTGCCCAACTCTGTGCTTTGCTTTTAGGTTCTCGTGAACGTAAATAGCATAACTCTGTGTAAAGCCGACTATAGTTTCGGCACTTGGAGGGACAGTCTTTTCCCTCTTTTTGAGTTCGTCTAACAACTCTTTTATGCCGGTAATTTCTGGCATTAGCAGCGCCCTACCGGACCCTCAACTCTCCCTTCGCTGGGAGGTGCTGGGGGTGGGGGTGGAGGAGGAGTGTTATCCCCGCCAAGCAAACACCTTACCACCCCCAACACACAACCCAATACGTCGCCTCCCTGAATCAAACAGAAAAAGGCTTTGACCAAACAGTCAACAAGCTTGTCTTTGCTAAGTCCCTGAACAACGGCCTCGGCATTCGTTCCAGCGAATAGGCACGACAAAAAGCTTGGAGCGACAGACAGCAGTTTAAGTAGAATCAAAAAGCATCGGGCCGGTGAGCGACCGTTCGTCACTTCGTTCAACGCGCACTCGGCAAATTCGCCTATAACCGCGGCAATCTGTTCCTTGTGCTGCCGCAGACAATCAACCAGTTTGTTATACCATTCTTCTGGGATAAGGCCGAATTGGCATTGGACGAACTGCAAAACAAGGGTCGGCACTTCAGCCGCAATACAACCCACGTCGAAGTTGCAGCTGATAGCCGTTTGAATCAGTTTGGCCAGCAGCTCGTTTACGCAGCTTTGATTGGTTGCTTGCTTAAGGTATTGGATTAGTTGCTCGGCGGCTTCCTGTTTCGTCTTTGGTTTAACGATAACGCCGTCCCGGGCGACGTCGCCGCCTTTGACGTCGGTATTGACGTTTATCGGGTGTTCGACGTTGACGTTAACAGTGACATTAACAGCAGGCATAGCCACTCCTCCTCCGATTACCGAAATTGACCTTGAAACCGTTCAACAACGTATTTAATCGGGTTGGCGATTGTTGTTCCCGGGCTCCCAGCAAAAAGCAGCGCATATGGACGCCAACCGTTGTCCGCCATTTGGACGATAAGCGAACCGCTGTCGCCGGGCCCACTAAAGTCGCCCCCACCAGACCGCTGTATGACGATTTGATCTACAAACTTCGCTACACGACCGCTGCCATAACCGACGTGGACGACGGCTCCAATACCGACCACAGTCCCGTCTGTAACCACTCCCGTAGTACGGCCGCTCTTAGCGACCACGTCGCCGATCTTTGGCGTTTCGACAATATCGGGCAAAAGCGGTCCCAAGCCTCTTTGATATGCTTGAACGATGGATTTACCGTTATATTGGCGGCACGACAATATAGCCGCGTCGATGTAGTTGGCGCCCCCGTTAAAGTCCAGTTGCTGCCAGTCTTGCAGTTCGGCAATCCAACCGTAGCCTGGGTGCGGCTGGTGGAGTTTATGACCGCGTCGCCCAGGTTCGACAACCGCCACGTGGTAGTTCGTCAAACAACCATAATGCGGGCGCCCGTTTATTTCAAAACGGAAGGCGCTGCTTAAAGTCCCAACCCAAGCCGCGCCCGCCGGACCGACTTGGTCGCCTCCTTGAACCGGGTCGTTGCAACGCCTATGAGTCTCGGCGCCGGCATAAACCGATACTTCATTGACCGTTAGCTCGCTTGTGGGAAAAGGGGAGCCGTTTCCCCCGTTTCCGGGAGCGTTGATGTAAAGTTCAAGCGTCTTAAACCGCGGCGCTCGTCTTACTTCGACCGGATAGCCATTGAGAACGCTTTGTGCTATGGCGTCGTCTTTTCCTTCGGTTGGATTGTCGACCAGGACGACAATGCCCTCACGGCCGTCCGACAAAACGCCAAAGTATACGGCGTGGCAAGCGTGCTTGTCGTTGTCCAAGTATTGTTCGGCCAGCAGTTTGATAGCCTCTTTTGCCTGAGCGGTGATCATACTCCTCCTCCTTTATGAGCTAACAGTCGGTAGTTGGTCGCTATAGCGTCTAAGAGCTACTTGGCGACGAACGTTTCTCCCTTTTATATCCGGCACCTCCTTGTAGTCGGCAACATACCGTAGATCGGTCGGGGAGTCCGGCAAATCGGACAAAGCCCCGAGCCACATAATGCTGCCGATTGGGATATAGCGGTCAACAATTGCTATGTCAGAAATGCCTATAGTCTCTCCTTCGGCGTCGACGGACTCCTTCATCCCCTTTTCCCAGCGGACGTTTATTTCCACCGGGCTTTTGACTATAGGCTCGCCGTAATCGTTTCGACCGCTATAAACCCAAAGCACCGCTTTCTGCTTTAGGTCGCGTTTTTCGAAAGCGGGCATTAGTTGCGGTCCCTATACGGTATCTGTTCGCTTGGCGGTTTCCCGAGCCAGAGAACTTGCGCCGGCTCGGAGAACTCATTGAAATAAGCCAAACAGCCAGACGGGTCTAACCGCATGGCTGTTTGGCCGTAAACAGTAGACTCAAAACCCATACCGGTTTGTCCTTGGAAGGAGGCACTGGCCCCGCCCGTGCTGCGGGATTGATAGAGCGGGTCGGCGTGAGCGTAAAAATGCGCTGCAAGCCACCGCTCTATCTTTTCCAGCAGCGCGGAGGATATAGTTATGTTTTTCGCCGCAGCGCAGTTAACCACCTCATCGACCAACGCCGTCGCCGTTTCGATAAACGGCATCAGATCGATGTTTGAATCGTAATTATCGCCCAGTATGGCTTGGACGTTGTTGGGGGTTGTCCTAGCCATAGCTCAAACCCTATTCGGCAACTGTGCTGCGACTGCGCTTTCGGCTTTCCCTCACCGGTTCGCTGTCCGCCGGTTCGTCATCTATGCGCTCAAACTTTTTCGGGAAACCCGGCATATTGAGCGCCTCAAGGTCTTTATCTGTTTCGATGACTTCGCCGGCGTATAGCTCGGGTCGGTCCAGGTTCTCCGCGGCCCGTTTAGGGCCATAGATTTTGCCGCCTTCCGAGTGCAAACCTTCCAATACGCGATAACGTGCCATTTTGCCCTCCTCAACGCTTGGCGGGGAATTGAGCTAAGGTTATACCGTGGTTCCGTGAGCGATACCGCAGTTGCCATAAAAGTCGGCACGCAGTTGCGGAACCATAATGGCCATAACCTTGAAGTTAAGGCGCAAGCCGCCTTTCTCTTCCCATTGAACCGTTGTAATGTCCATACCGATAACGGCCCGGGCGACGTCCGGCGTCATCTGCACAAACAAGACTTCGCCCGAGTTGGTCAAGAAGTCCAAACGCCTAATGTCGATGATACCATCGATTTCTTTAAGCCGCTGCCTCAACGTTTTGTCGCTATTCGTCTTGAACTCGTTGTCCAAATAGCGGTCATAGTCCGTCGAGACATAGGCCATAAACGGACCATAGAACTTCGCGTTGTACAGCAAGTCCCGCAAGGCCAACCACGAATCCAAAACCTGTTGGCCGTTGGTACCGTCCGGCGCGACCATATCGCTCTTGGTGATGCGCGCCGGGAAGTTGCGGTAGCCATAGACAGCCGCAGTCCGGCCATAGCGAGAACTGTCGCCATATGACAAAGCGTTAATCGTACCTATTGTCATACGCTCAATCATTTCGGCAACACGCCGGCCGGCTGCCTCTCCCATCGTCGTGTCAAGCGGGGTTCCCGTATTGCGAGACACCGCCAAACGCCGCTTCGAAAACCAAAAGTCGGCGTGGACAATGGGGAGCGGCAAACCTTCGAGCTGGTATTGGGCCACGTCGTTGCGACCTTCGCTAAGACCGTCCATATCCACGACGGCCTCGCCCGGGTCGCTCATAGTCTCGTGCTCCAATACCATTTTGCTCATGCCATTAAAGCCGCTATACGTATTGGCCGCCGCCAAATCAGCCCAAGCGCGCAGCCTTTGACGAGCCGCTTTAAGCACAACGGTATCAAGCTGAATCCACTCGTCTTTACGCAAGGTCGTAGCGTTAAAGACGGGGTGGGTAATACCGTTGTTGATCAGCTCAGCGATCGGCTTCTCTTCGTAAACCGGTTCAAACCGGTTCTTTTCTTTGTCAAACCTTTGACCGACGTTAACCGTGACGCAGCGTTCGCCGTTTTCGTTGATGTAGGGTCGCAAAAAACCCGGGTCAAACCGGCAACCGAGCAAAGCTTCGGCTACCGGGCCTTCCGCTCGACCGTTTGCGATGAAATCCACAAACATGCTTTATTCCTCCTTTAAATGGGTTAGTTTGGCTGCCTAATCAATAGCCCGTGTACATAACATGAACCAAGGTGCCGTCAGCGGTAACGTCGCTGACGCTTTCGAGACAGACAAACGGTTCAATTTCCGGCGTGCCGGTCGTCTTAATCAACATACCGGTTCCGTCATCGACCGTATAAATGTCGCCAATAGCTTGTGCGTCGGCAGTACCGGTACCGGGAGCGTAAACCAAAACGTTCAGCTCCTCGCCCGGTATAGGCACATAAAGGAAACACCGGTCGCCGTCGCTATAGGCGTCACTGACGGTCTTACCCTGCAATTCATCGGGCAAAAGAATAGCCAAAGGCCCCTGCGGTCGCTCACCGTCAGCTGACCGGTTATACGGTTCCCACGTAAAGCGACCGCCAACAGGAGCCACTCCGGCTTTGATTTGCATAACCGTGCCGGGCTTCGGCGTGCCGCTTACATAACCTTCGAGAAACTTACCCCTAGGTTCAGCACTGACAATAATGCCGTTTCCTTTCGCCATTTGACTCGCTCCTATAGCTAAAGGTTAATTGCTCTTAGCCAATTCGCCCCAATCGATACGCGGCAACGGCAAATAGCTATCGGACGAACTCTTGTTGGTTACAGACGTTTTAACGGGCCCCGAAGAGCCTGTATAAACAGGCTTATTGGTTGTTTGAGTATTGGCCAAAGGCTCCAGCGCTTTCAATTGTTCGACCGACAACTGCTTAAGGCTTTCAGCAACGCGCTCCTTGTCGGCCTTCTTCAGATTGGCCGTCAGCTTGTCAATCAATTCCTGCTTTTGCTCCTCAATAATCGACTGCGCATTATACACCAACTGCTTAACCTCTTCAGGCGCTTGCTCAAGCCATTCGTCCAAAGTATTGGCCGTGGGCTTGTCGTCTTGGGCGGGCTCCTCAATGATTTCCCATTGGCCCTCGTCAGCGTTATAAGTCACGCGCAGATTGCCGTGTTTAAACCCCTGGACAGCCGAGTTATAAACCGCCTCGTGCTTGGCACATTCGCTTAAAGCAATCAACTTTTCGTCAGACAAAGCGTTAAGAACTTCTCGGTCTTCCTCGTCCCAACAACTGCAGTTCGAAATAAGCTGATCAATCAGTTCCTCTCGCTCTTTTTCGTTCATCGGCAAACTCCTTTCATTACGAATAACCGAAGGCATGTCTTTCTTGCTTTTGTCTGGGTTCGCTTTTAACCATGCAGCCCGAACTTTGGCTTTGACTTTAGGCAAATCCTTTTTGGGAATTTGGACTTTTCTGCCTCGAAAGCCCTCGCCCAAAGCGGCAATGGCCATACCAACAATTCTTGGATCGGGAGGGCCGCCAGGCTTACTCGTCAAGCGCAACTTCCACGTACTCGGTTTGTCCGGGTCCGGCACATAGGCATAGTCGCTTGCCGGAAACTTTTTACCGTCTTCGGTTTTGTACTTTTGAGCGTTTGTAGTCTGCGCCATTTTCTTAACCCTTACTGCCGGCTCAAATAGTATAGGCTTAATCTTGTGCTTTTCCAGCCACTTTTTGGCTTCCTCCGCAGAAAACTTACTGGCGTCGAACCGATAGGACTGCACTTTCATAACCCCGCTTGTATCGCCTTTTAGCTTGCCGATTATGATGCTCACACCTTCCGCTATTTCTTTCCGCCTAAAGCTGTTTTTCTCAAATTTGTCCGGCGGAATAATACGGGCGGCGTGCTCGCTCGGGTACGGGTTGGCGACGAGGAGTGAAGAGGAAAGGAGGAGGTCGGTCGGGTGCCGGGTTTTGGCGTCCGTGCCTTTTCGGGACGCCGTGCTATTAGCGAGCACGCCGCAGCCGTCTGCTATAGAACAAGCCCCAACCTGCTTGGGCAGTATAGCTACGTGGTCCGGTCTATAGTTACGGGCAATGTGGTGGTATGGGCGCCCTTTATAAGACGCGCCTCTGGGAGCCGGTTCATTTTCCGTATAAAGGCCTGTGCTCAGCTCAATCGGTTTACCTTGCTGCAAAGCCGTTAATATTGACGGCTCCAACCTCTTTAGCTTCTCAACGTCGAACCAGCCTTCCGCTACAAGCTTATTTCCTTCGGCTCGGGCCCCAAAAACCCAGCCAACACCTTGCTCGTCAATAATTCTCGGGTTGCGACCGCTTACGTGTTTATTGTTCCGCGTTGGGTGTTCGATCAACAGAGGCATACCGTTCCAGGCCGAAGGGTCTTTTGTTATTTCTTCGGCGGGATAAAACAGTGGCCCTTGGGAGCCAGCCAAAACACCTTCAACCAAAAGCGTCATAGGCGCAACCAAATATTCGCGCCCGTTGAGCCGCGCCTTTTTAACCTTGCCGATTGAGTTGCTTATAAGTTCCATCACGGTTATACGGCCTTTTCCGACTCCGAACGTTCGACCGTTGAAAAAGCCTCCACGACGAGTTCGCCGTTCTCGTCAAGATACCGGATTACGGCGAAGTCGGCGGACTCTTTTGTTGCCGGTCTTCCAAGCGCGTCATAGTAGTAGATTTCTGCGCTGGAAGTTCCGGGCAACAACCTCTTCGGGTCTGCTATTAGTTCTGGAGTGCTCATGCTTTAACCCCGGCCTTTTTAGCCTGCTTCCGAAGCCTCTTTTCCAATACCTTTTTACGGACAAGCCTCTGTATTTTCAACAGTGCCTTGAGCCGCTTCTCGTATTCTTCGACTATCTTCTTGTCGTCGAAGACGCCCAAATGGTAAAGCGAAACCAGGTCAGCAAAGTCTTCCGTGACTTTGGTATCGCCATAAAGAGTTGGCGAGTCCGGGTTGTCTTTAACCGCCTTTTCGTACTCTTCAATGGCGTCCCTGTAGTACTCTTCGGCTATCCCCCACTGGATATGACCGAGTTCGTGGAACAAGACTGACAAATCCAGCGGGGCGCCTCGATAGGCTATAACAGTTCCCTCTTTTCTGTTGCTGGTAGCCTGAGTAACAACGTTGGGCAAAAATCGGTCAACAAAGAACGGGTCCCTAACAAAGTATATCCCGCGTTTTACCAGTTTCCATAGCTCTTCCGGGAGTTTTTTGCCTATAAGCTTGGCGCCCGTTTTTAAAAGCCCTTTGGCCTGCAGTTTGGCCGTGCTCCATAGCCTCATTACGGTCCATGGTTCCTCCTTGTTCAAAGCCAGCTTCCACTCTCTACCCTTCTCGCTTTCTTGCCACTCCGCCAAATCAGTTAAGACCTTGGCTGCAGCATATTCCGATCTTGGGTCGCCTTTTTGCCAATAAACGGGAACGCCGTTGACCGAAACTCCCTCAAAGTCCAGCTTTCTGCCTGTGCCTATCTGCGGGACGTCAACGCGCTTCAAAGGCTTTGCCGGAGAAATCTGCTTCAAGCGCTCTAACGTTTTGCGTCTTGCGTCCGGAGCGAGAGTCTCTACAGGTAACTTCGACAGCTCCTCCCTATATATACTTAGTATTTCTTTAAAAGATATACCTTCTTTAGGTGGAACAGCCTCTTTCTGCGTTTGTGTCTCCGGAGGAAGAATCGGCTCCG